AAGGTTAACTATCACAAGAGAGGAATTACAAGAAATAGTGGATAAGTATAAAAATGAACAATTTTGAGCCAACAATATTAGGAGTATTAGTATTTGCTATATCAATAGCAGAGATAAATAATGTGCTTCAAATTGTGCTTTTAGTTATGACAATAGTTTATACAGGATATAAAATTTTAGAATTAATAGATAAAAGAAAATAGTTATGGTAAGAATATTAAGATGGTTAGCGAATAAGGTAGAAAAATTTAACAATTACATATCAACTAAATGGAACAATTGGTTGAAGAAAATAAAGATGTAATAAGTGGATCGTATAAGTGAGCATATATCATATAGAGAAGCGACTAAATCAAACACAGCTCTCAGATTAAACATAGATAACTCACCTAGTGAATATCATATAACAAATATGGTTGGTATTGCAGAGAATGTGTTTGAACCATTAAGAAAATGGGTTGGTGGTGCGATAAAAATAAATTCAATGTTCAGATCTGATGAATTAAATAAGGCAATCGGGGGAAGTAAATCCTCACAACATTGCCAGGGGAGAGCAATTGACCTGGATGATACGTTTGGTCATAAAACAAATGCAGAGATGTTTTATTATATAAAAGATAATTTGCCATTTGACCAATTAATCTGGGAATTTGGAAATGACATTAATCCTGATTGGGTTCACGTTTCTTATGTTAGTGAGAATGAAAATAGAAGACGATGTTTAAAGGCACATCGAGATATGGAAGATGGTAAAACCAAATATATTTTAATATAATGGGTTCTTAAACATAGTAGGTGAGGATTATAAAAAAGATATTTAAAATGATTGAAGATTATTTATATGAAAGATACCCTCATTTAATAAAACATATGAAAAAGAAATGAGTAAAAAGAAACTAAAAGATACAGCTGTTGGAAAGTTTTTGGGTAGTGCCGGATCTGATATAATAGGTTCGTTAGGCAATGTACTCCCAGATAAAGGGGTTTTTGGAATAGTTAAAAACCTTATCAAAAAAGATCCTAAGTTACCTTTAGAGGATAAAGAAAAAGCATTAGCATTATTACAGCAAGATACAATTGAAATGGAAGAAGTATCTAAACGCTGGGCGAGTGATATGCAGAGTGATTCGTGGCTATCTAAGAATACAAGACCACTCGCTTTAATATTTTTAACTACTTCTATGGTATTATTAATATTTGTTGATTCAATGGGGGTAGAGTTTAGTGTTGATAGTGGTTGGATAGATCTTTTAAAGTCGCTGCTCATAACAGTTTATGTAGCATATTTCGGTTCCAGGGGGGCTGAGAAATTTAAAAGCATTAGTAAATAGTGCCAAGAGTTAAAAGACCAAAGGCATATGTTTATGTAAGACCAAGAAGAAAAAAGCGACCTGGTGTACATTCTAAAAACGCATCAAGAGGACAGAATGGTTACAAGAAAAAATATAGAGGACAAGGTATAAAAAGGTAATGACAACACATCAATTAAATATTTATTTTGAGGGTTGGGTTGCTATTATTGATGGAGCTGGAACAAAGTATATCAGATCACTTATTGAAGATGCAAAAGTAATTGAGGATTACGATGCTTGTTTTTCTTTGATTAAAGTGTTAAATGAATATAGGTATTATAAAAAAACAATAATAGACTTAATAGGTATAGTATAATAAAAGAAAAGAAAGAAAAAGTAGCCAAAAAGAAAGAAAAGAAAAAGCCCTGGTAGAAAAAGAAAATTCAATATTTATCTGATCCAACAACATTCCTATTGAAGTCTGTAACTTTTTTCGTAGATTTACAACTACGTTAACGCAAATATATATAAAAATGACTGAACTAGATAAGTTTAATGTACAATCAATTAACAAAAATCAAACAAAAGAGTGGTTGTTATATAAACATTATGCTAAAAGAGTTCCATCACTAATTTATTCTTTTGGCTTATTTAGGGAAAAAGAGTTGGTTGGTGTTTGTACTTATGGCAATCCTATATCTAAAGAGTTATGTCAAAATGCGTTTGGTGATAAATATAAGCATATAGTATATGAGTTGAATAGATTGGTGGTTGATGATGGATTGCCAAAAAATACGTTATCCTTTTTTATAGCTCAAACATTTTATTTATTACCAAAACCTATTGTATTAGTTTCTTATGCAGACACAAAGCAGAACCATAAAGGGTACATATATCAAGCTACAAATTGGATCTATACAGGGTTAACACAAAAAAATTATGATTGGAAAGAAAAAGGAACTAATAGACATAGTAGAACTTTAAATGGTGCTTATAGTTCAGAGTATATGAATAATCATCCAGAGAGGTTTAGCAAAGTGGCTAGATCTCAAAAACATAGGTACTTTATGGTGTTGGCGAACAAAAGGTTTAAAAATCAGTTGATTAATAAATTGGGTTACCCTAAACAACCTTATCCCAAAGGAGATAATAAAAGGTACGATTCAAGTCATCAGATCACTAAACAAATAAATTTATTTTAATGGATGATCTGAAGTATTTTACATTTGAAGAGTTTGATTCACCAGATTCACCAGGTAGTGGTTATGCTAATATGGATAGAGAGTTTGTTTATTGCTTAGATGAAGCTAGAGATATAGCAGGTATTAAATTTGAAATTATTAGTGGATTCAGAACACCAAAGGAAAATATAAAAAAGGGGGGATTATCAATATCGAGTCATTTAATTGGTCGAGCAGCTGATATAAAATGTAGTCATATAAGGAAGAGGTTATTAATAATTGAGGGATTATCAATGGTTGGTTTTAGAAGATTTGGTATTGCAAAAGATTATATTCACGTAGATAATGACGATCAAAAAGATCCTGCTATTTGGATAATTAATTAATTATATATAAAATGTTAATTATTTTTTATACCTTTGTTTTAACTAAATAAATTTATATGAATATAACAGAGAAATTATTAAGAATTTCAACGGAGTTAAAAGCCCCGAAAAACCAAAGAAATTACTTTGGTAATTATAATTATAGAAGTGCTGAAGATATATTAGAAGCACTTAAACCACATCTAAAAAAACTTAAATGCGTTTTAAAGATGCACGATGAATTAAAAATCGTAGGAGATTATCCATATATAGAAGCAACTGCTAAATTGATTGATTGTGAGGAATCACATATGCAAATAGAATCGTCAGCTCAAGCAGTAATAGATTTTAATGCGAAAGGTATGCAACATCCTCAAAGAACAGGGAGTGCATCTTCATATGCAAAGAAATATGCAATGGGTAATTTATTTTTACTAGACGATACTAAAGATTCTGATGCTACTAATAATGAATATGTTGGTAAAAGAAAATATAGTAATTCAAGTGAAAAAGGAGTAAGTGATAAAGATAAGCTAACTTTAACAAAAGGTTCTGATAAGTTTACTAAAGCTATCAAATATCTTAAAGATGGTGGTTCTATGGAAAAAATATTTACTCAATATAGAATGTCAAAAGTAGTTCAAAGAGAACTAGAAGAAGCAACTAAATAATTTAATAATGAGTGTTTTAGCAACAATAGGAATAAAAGGAAGAGATGGTAAGTATCAAAACTATACGATCTCCATAAGCGACTTTACTAATGACTATGGTCAAAACGTATCAATGTATCACGAACAAAGTTCGGAAGAAAGGGCAAATAAAGCTCCAAAAAAATATGTTGGTAATGGTAAAGTATTTTGGACTGATGGAAAAGTATCAGTAGCAGAATCAAACAATTCGGAAGAAAAAGAGGTAGCCAAAGCTAAAGTTAGAAATAACGAGGATGAGGATTTGCCTTTTTAATTAGTAGTTTTCATATTAATTGGTAATTGTCAAGGCGGGTGAACTAGTGGATATAATCAGTAGCCCGCCTTTTTTATATGGAAAAAAAGATAAATAAAATACTAAACAAAGTAAAAGACAAAAGAATCATAAATGATATTTATGATCTGATTGAAGACATAGATGATTTACAAGCTAGAAATCTTTTACTAGAAAGGTTTGTCTCTTGGTATATCGCTGATAAATTTGATAGAAACGAGTTATATAACAATAAACCTATGTTGTTATATTTTTTTAATTACCATATTTTAAATAACTTTAAGAGTTCAATACAAATAAATAAAAAGGATCATTTCGATAAATTAAAAACAAATCTATTTGAGTATTTGGTTTCAAATAGTTTATATGATGATTTTGATATAGATTCATTTATAAAGGAAATAAGACTAAAAATAGATTTAATATTAAAGGATGCAATTAAAGAATTATAAGATAAATGCTGAAGAGAAGTTTAAGAGCATATTAAAACAAAGTTACGTAGATTCTAACGAAGTAATAAAAGAACCACCAATATCCATTTCAAAAGGGATGAATAATGCAAACCAACATATAGCAATAGGCACATATGGAAACTTTAGTTTTATTAGTGCTGGACCAAAAAGCAAAAAGACTTTTTTAGTTTCACTTTTGGCAAGTGCATATATAGGTTCACACGAAACCTATGTAGGAAATATGAAAGGGTTTAGAGGTAATAAAAAAGTTTTACATTATGATACTGAACAAAGTAGGTATCACGCACAAAGGACATTTAATAGGGTACATAAAATGTGTAAGGAAGCCAACGATTATGAGACGTATGCTTTAAGGCAATTCTTACCAGAGGAAAGATTAGAGTTTATTGATTGGCATATTAAAAGATCTGAGAATGTAGGATTAGTAATAATAGATGGAGTTGCGGATTTACTTAATGACATAAATGATATAGAGAAATCTAATAAAGTAATACATTATTTAATGAAGTGGACTTTAGATTATAATATACATATAATTACAGTTATACATTCCAATTTTTATAACTCTAAAGCCACTGGTCATTTAGGTTCATTCTTAGAGAAGAAGACAGAAACACAAATTAGTGTTGAGTGTTCTGAGGTAAACAATAATATAGTTATTGTGAATTGTAAAAGAAGTAGGGGTATTCCTTTTGATAAATTTGCATTTGAAGTTCGTCAAGGATTACCAATTGTTATAGATAACTTAGAAGAATTTAATAACTCTCCTTTTTAATGAAAGTATCAGATTACATAATACTATTCCTTTTAATTGTTTTGTTTATAAGTGTAGCTTCTTAAAATACTTTTAAATGACACTAACTCTTCAATTAAAAATAAAACCACAAGCTCATCAATCTTTTAGGTTTGCAAGAAATGGAAGAAGATATAAACCAAAAAAGATTATAGATTATCAAAATAATTTACGTAAATTAGTTAAAGAGCAACTACCCAATAAATTTGAAATTGTAAAAGCTGGATCAATAATTATAGTTAATTATATAGAATATATATTTAGCTATCCTAAGAGCTTCTCTAAAAAGAAGAAATCTAACTTTACTTATAAAACTACTAAACCTGACTTGCAAGACAATTTAAATAAAGCATTTTTTGATGCTTTAGAAGATCTAGTCTATGAACAAGATCAAAACATAGTGGTTATTAATAAGATGAGTAAGTTTTATGGAGAAGAAGATCAGATCAAAATACAATTCGAGTTTATAGTATGAGCATACAATTTGAATGGATTAAGGGTTTTGTTTTAGGTATTGACTATGTTGAGGACATAGAGATACTACCAGATCAATTTGCAGACTTATTAAGAATACATTTAGGAATATTTTGGATCAATATCTTTATGATAAAATGATGGAGATTTTAGCTAAATATCATCATTTATGGGTAGCTATGGCAATATCAATTGGAATAAGGAGAGATTTAGTGGAAGATTTTGTGCAAGAAATGTACCTCCGTTTAAATAAATATATTAAGAACCCAGAAAAAATAATGTATAATGAGAAAGAACCTAATAAGTTTTACGTTTATGTTACAATAAAAAACCTATGGAACACTTATCTTAAAGAGAAATCTAAACACCATATGATAAACATAGATGACATTGATGTTGTTTATCAACTTGTGGATAGTTCTAGCGATTTGCCTGAAAAAAGAAATAAAGAGAAAGCACAAGAAGTTTTAATAGATAACATACAAAAAGAGGTTGATGGATGGGATAGGTGGTATGACCAAAAATTATTTAAAGTATATTATGAGACTGATATTAGTATGCGAAAATTAGCTAAAGATTCCCATATATCAGTTACATCTATATTTAATAGTTGTAAGAATTATAAAGAAATACTAAACACTAAATTTTCAGAGGATTTCCAAGATTATGTTAATGGAGATTTTCACTTAATTAAAAACAAAGGTTATGAGCAAAATACCAAACAAACCAAAAGATAAAAGAACAAAAAGATATAAAGAGTGGGTTGCTAAATATGAAAGCAATTCATCTGGTCTTGGTGATACAATAGAAAAGATCACTAAAGCTACTGGTGTTAAAAAAGTAGTTAATAAAATATTTGATAAACTAGGAAAAGATTGTGGATGTGATGATCGTAAAAAAGCATTAAATATAGCATTTCCATATAATAAACCTAATTGCTTTATTGAAGATGAATATGAATATGTAGGTAGCTTTCTTGATCTGAACACTAATGTAGTAACATCAGATCAACAACTTCGTTTATTGAAGATATACAATAGAGTCTTCAACACAATGGATAAGACAACAAATTGTGGCACTTGTTTTAACGAGAAGATAAGAAGATTAAGATATGTCTATGACAAATATAATGATTGAAATATATAGATCTATATGATAAACCTATATAACAAAGATTGTATAGAAGCTATGAAAGATATGGTTGATAACCAATATGATTTAGCTATTGTTGATCCACCTTACGGTATAGGAGATTTTAGAAATTCAAAAAAACATCACAAAGATATTACTTGGAATAATAATATACCAACTAAATTGTATTTTGATGAATTAAATAGAGTATCAAAAAATAGGATAATATTTGGGGTTAATTATTATTCAAAATATATTAATGATGTTGGTAGAATCGTACACGATAAAACAGGAGGGGGTAAAAGAAAAGGGGCAACAAAATTATCTGATTGCGATATAGCAAGTCATAGTTTTGGAGTGAATATGAAAATATTTCACTATAAATCAATCGGAAATGTTATTGGAAACACAATAGATTGGGAAAATAAATTAAGGTGGCATCCTTGTCAAAAACCAATAGCATTATATGAATGGTTACTTATGAGATATGCTAAAGAGGGAGATAAAATATTAGATACACATTTAGGTTCAGGAACTATTTTAATAGCTTGTCATAATTTAGGATATGATATAGACGCATATGAAATAGATGAAGAATACTTTAATGTTGCAAAAGATAAATTTAATAAACATAAACAACAAGCAAGATTATATGATTATAATGATTGAAAAAGATTTATTTGACTATTTAAAAGATCAAGTATATCCTGATTTAGTAATGAGTTTAAATCCTATAAGTAGGTGGGATTGTTATAGTCCATCTAGAAAACATAGGATAGAATTAAAATGTAGAAAGACTCATTATGACGACCTGGTTATTGAAAAAGGTAAGTTTGATGCTTTGATTAAACAAGCAAATGAGGACTTTGATGTTCCAATATATATAAATTCAACACCAAAGGGAATATATAGTTGGAATTTGTTGTATATTTGCCCTAAGTGGTTTTATAAAGAATTACCTAAAACTACTGATTTTATTGATAATAATAAAATATCAAAAGAAATAGCTATGCTACCAGTAATAGACGCAATAATACTATGAATAAAAATAAAGATCAACAAAGAAAGGAAATGCCTATTTACTCAGGGGCATTAAAATATTTCCCATTAGCTATAAAGTATGTATCTAAAATTAGTTATGTTGGGAACGAACAACACAATCCTGGCAAACCATTGCATTGGGATAGAAGTAAATCAAGTGATGAGCTTGATGCACTTGCTAGGCATCTAATAGAGTGTGGTACTTTAGATGATGATGGATTATACCACGATGGAAAGGTTGCTTGGAGAGCTTTAGCTAACCTAGAGAAACTATTAGAAAAACTATAATTATGCCAATACCTAAACCTAGTCCTAACGAAACCAAGAAAGATTTTATACAAAGGTGTATGTCAGATCCTATTATGAAAAAAGAATACAAAGAGCAAGATCAAAGATATTCTATTTGTGTTGCTCAATTTTCAAAATAATAGTGTTTGTTTATAATATGTTTACTATCTTTGCTAAATGAATGTACTAGAGTTGTTTGCAGGAAGTTGCATTTTTAGTAAAGAAGCTAAAAAGCTAGGATATAAAACCTTTACTTCTGACTACAATCAATTCGATGGGGTTGATTATGTAGTGGATATATTAGATTTTGATACATCTAAAGTTCCATTCAAACCAGATTTAATATGGGCGAGTCCACCTTGTACTTCTTTTAGTGTAGCAGCTCTATGGAGACATTGGAATAAATTAGAACCAATAAGTGATAAAGCTAAATTAGGAGTCTCTATGGTAAAGAAAACAATAGATATAATTAAAGAGTTTGATCCAAAATTTTGGTATATAGAAAATCCTAGAGGGAGACTCAGATCATTAGATATAGTTAAGGGGTTACCTAGAACAACCATTTGGTATTGTCAATATGGTTTAGATATTGCAAAACCAACTGACATTTGGTCAAACAATATTTATAATCCTATGTTCAACATAAGTGGTTGGAAACCAAAAGTAGAATGTTTTAATGGCAATTTAGATTGTCATCACGAAAAAACATATAGAAAAGATAAAAAGAGGAATTGCAAAGGACTTGCTGGTTTAGGATCTCCTTATAAAAGAGCAATGCTACCAATAGAGTTATGTAAAGAAATATTAAAACAAACAAAATTATGATTAAATTATTAGATGGTTCTGAGTGGAACAAAGAAGAACTAAAATTAAAAATGTATGATGATAACTTTTATTATGGTTTCTTAGGAGAAAACGCATTGTCATCAAGTAGTGCTAAACCATTATATAAAAGTCCATTAGCTTATTCAAAGTATCTTAATGAATCTATTAGTAATGAAAAAGCATTAAGAGAGGGTAGGTTGTTTCATTCTTTATTGTTAGAATATGAAACAATACAAAAAAAGTATGTATTTGTTGATGTGAGTAGTAGAGCTACAAAGAAATATAAAGAAGCTGTGGAAGATAATAAAGGGTGTGAGGTTTTTCTTGAAAGAGAACTCAGATCAATAAGTTATTTAATTTCTATATTTGAAAATAATGTAATAGCGAGTTCTTATTTAAGAGATGGAGTTGTTGAGGAACCTGGAATCGGTGAGTTGTTTGGTTTTCCATTTCGAGCAAAAGCTGACTACATTACCTCAGATTTGATTATAGATGTTAAAACAACAAATTCTTTAGATGGTTGGGAGTGGGCAGCTAAGAAAACTTGGCACTATGATATGCAGGCGTGGATTTATACACAAATATTTGGAATACAAAACTTTGTTTTTTTGGTTATAGATAAAGGTACTGGGGAGATTGGTGAGTTTCCAGTTACAGAAGAAACTCTTGAAGTGGCTGGCGAAAAAGTAAAATTAGCTTGTCAAGTATATAGAGAGTATTTTTATGAAAAGACAAAGAGCATCAATGAGTATATTAGAAAAGGAATTTTATAGCGAACAAATAGAAAGAAGTTACTATTTAACATTAAGAGATTTAATGATGGGGGTTTCAATAAAAGATCTTTTAGATGATATAAATCATTATGAATCTAAAGAGATGTATGAGGTTTGCGCAGGAATACAAAAAGCATTAAAGTATGCTAACAAAAAAACATATAAACAAATTAAAGTAGAATTAAATGAATATGAATTTAACAACAAATTTAACGTTATCACAAATTAAAACCATAGTCTCTAAAGACTTAAAATTAAGCATCACGAAAGATGTAAGAACAAGAAGATATGTTTATGGTAGAGCAATCTATTTTAAGTTATGTAAAGAGTTTACCCACGCATCTTTGGAAGAAATTGGAAAAAGTGTAGGTTTATCACACGCAACAGTTATTCACGGTCTTAAAGTTTTTAATACAATTACTATGTATAATGATTCTATAATGACTACATATAATAGGGTTAGAAAGATATTACAACAAGAGGGTAACGAGGGGTTGAAAAAGTATAGTGAAGTTCATTATTGGAGAATTAAATATGAAGAGTTGTTAGGAGAATACGACAACCTATACCAAGATTATATGGACTTACAAAGAGAAGTAGATGGAACTTGTTATGATGATGTTCTGACGGAACAAAAAAAATAGATGTTTAGTATGGGTAGAAAGCCAAAGCAATATAAATACGTAAAAGCAAACGATGGTAGGAGAAACAATGGTAGGAAGAAAGGTATTAAGAATAAAGAAGTATTAAAAGCCAACTCTCCTTTAGCTATAAATAAAGCTAAACTTAATAGGGTTTCTATTTATTCATTAAACGCAATAAGTAAAGTCTTTGGATCTGAACAAGCATTTTGGGAAAGTCTAGCAGAGTTTGCAAAGAAAGGTTCTTTTCCTCACACTAAATTATTAGCAGAATATAAATATGGTAAACCTGGAGAAGATCCAAATGAAAATGCAAAGAAAGTTAATATAAACATTAAGAATCTTTTTACAGGTAGTCAAGAAGAAGAGAATAAAACAATAGATGTAGAGTCTGATGATTAAACCAAAGTTAAATCCTAAGTATAATGCTTTAGGTAATGACTCTAGGTATTTTGTTATTACTGGTGGTAGAGGTAGTGGCAAGTCTTTTGCCATTACAACCTTTTTAGCTTTCCTTACCTTTGAACAAGGGCATAAAATTCTTTTTACTCGCTATACTATGATTAGTGCATCCAACTCAATCATACCAGAGTTCTTGGAAAAGCTACAACTTTACGATATACTAGACCATTTTAGAATAACTAAAGACGAGATCTTAAACATAACGACTGGTAGCTCTATAATATTTAAAGGAATCAGAACAAGTGCAGGAAATCAAACTGCAGCTCTTAAATCAATAAATGCCATTACAACTTGGGTTTTAGATGAAGCTGAAGAGATGTTAAAAGAAGAAGACTTTGATAAGATTGACCAATCTGTTAGATCAAAGAATAAACTTAATAGGGTTGTTTTGATTCTTAACCCAGCTACCAAAGAGCATTGGATATACCAAAGGTTCTTTGCATCTAAAGGAGTAAACACTGGTGTTAATATGTGGAAAGATAATGTTACATATATTCATACTACATTTAAAGATAATATAGATAATCTTTCTGAATCTTTTTTATTACAACTAGAAGAGATAAGAAGAAGAAGACCAGATAGATATAATCATCAAATACTAGGGGGTTGGTTAGATAAGGCAGAGGGTGTTATCTTTACTAATTGGACTATTGGTGAATTTAATGAGCAAGTGGATTATATATATGGTCAAGATTTTGGATTCTCAATTGATCCTACTGTCTTATTAAAAGTAGGGATAAGCAAAGAGTTAAAGAAAATTTGGATTAAAACTATGTATTGTAAACCAGGTCTATCTACAAAAGAGATCGGTGAACTTAACAGGCGTTACGCAAGTGATGATTTAATTATATGTGATAGCGCTGAACCTAGATTAATATCAGAGCTTAAAGAGTATTGTAACATAAAACCTACAATAAAAAGGAAAGGTTCAATACTAACGGGTATAGCATTAATACAAGATTATGATCTGATTGTAGATTCAAATAGTATTGAATTAATTAAAGAGCTTAATAATTATGTTTGGCACGAAAGAAATACAAAACCTATCCAAAAATACGATCACCATATTGATTCACTTCGTTATTGCACTCAATACTTTTTAGCTAATGCTAATAAAGGAGTCTATGTAATTCGTTAAACATAATAGGTTTCAACATAATGGGGTGTTCAACATAATAGGTTTCATTAAACATAATAGGTTTCATTAAACATAATAGGTTTCATTAAACATAATAGGGTATTCAACATAATAGGGTATAATACAACAAGGAATTCAACATAATAGGTTTCATTCAACATAATAGGGTTTATACGAAAAACCAATATATTACATAAACCCATAAGACAACGAGCATTGTCCAGATAAAAGCTAATAAGATTATTTTTGATTTTTTCATCAGATCAAGCAAATATATAAAAAATTGTATATAAAATGTATATAAAACCTATTTTTTCGTATATTTGTCTTATGAAAACTTACAAATATATAGTAATAGACACTTGGAATGGCGAGGGTTATAGTTACCAAAATGGAGCTGACCTGGAGTATTTCGAGAGTGAAGATAAAGCTAAAGCATTTTGTAAAAAAATGGCTGAAGCACAATTACCTCAACCTAAAGATTCTAGAATGGGATCTGAGGTTGTTGAAGAAATAGAAAATGGTTATTCATACTTGATAAATCAATCAAGTGGAATTGATGACTATGGAACTTACCAATATTTTGAATTAAGTCCAAAGACATATTCAATTAAAATATCTACTAATGTAAATGAAGTGGAACTTTTAAATTCTTATGAATATGAAGTGGAATTTCAACATTGTTTAAGACAGGTAATGAAACAAGCTCACATTGAAAATAATCAAGTAGCTTGTGATTTGAGTGATTGCATAAAATCTAAATTCTTTTCTGCTGATGACTTGGGGGATGATTACGATATTCAATTTAGAATAATAGATAACCCTTTAAATAATTAAAATTATGTATATAATAATGTTCAAAGATTCAAGTAAATATAATTTAATTGAAGCTATTACAAATGACTATCATAAATGGATAGAGGAACATAATCAAGACCCAGCACTTGATGAAGATGAAAAATGCACTTTAGATGACTTTATAATAATAGATATAAAGCCAACAATATTTTAAACAACTAAAACTATGGAATATTTAGACCTTAAAATTAACGAAGAACAATATCTACAAATTAAATTTGATGAAGAGGGTATTGTATATGATTTATATAATAATCAAGATGAATTAATTAAAGAATTAGGATATACTTTTTATTACGAAATTAATAACCGAAACAACTAAAATAATAAATAGCGATGGATAAAGATATAAACTTTTATATAGAGTGTTTAAAAAGAGAATTAGCAAAACCATTACATAAACAGGACTTTATGTATATGAGGCATTTAGACGATAAAATATATAACTTAAAAAAATAAATAAAATGACAAAAATAAAATATAATAAAAGACACGAAAATATAATCGATGTAGCAAATTGGTTATTAGAAACCTCAAGTGTATATTATGATAATGCACTACAAGACGCGGAAGAACTTTTGGAAACTAATAAAGAGGAATTCTTTGAAATACTAAAACAAACAGATAACGAAAATCACGGGACTAATAAATTTTAAAATTATGGGATATACTACATCTTTTATAGGGAGCTTTAGAACAAGCAAGAACCTTTCAGAACAACAACTAGAGAAACTGAACGGGATCCAGATTACTAGACATAATTATACTGAATTTCCTAGTATATGGAACAATTGGGAAGTAGTTGTTAAAGACTCAAATCATTTCCTTTTTGATGAACAACATCATCTTCAATGGAATGGATCTGAGAAATTCTACAACTATGTAGAATGGTTGAAATATTTAATAGATAATTATTTTGAACCGTGGGGAATAACTTTAAGTGGAATGATAACTTATATAGGGGAAGACAAATCTGATTATGGAGTGATAGAATGTGAGGAAAAATCTAACTTTGATAGAGGTATAGTAGAAACTCAAGTGGGTGTCTATGAGCTTTCAGATCCAGAATTTGTAAAACGATTAATTAAAGAAGTAAAATAAGTAACTATGAAAAAGTATAAATTTAGATTTGTTGTAACTTATAATCATCTTTACACAATTGAAGCTAATAGTGAAGAGGAAGCAATTGATATGAATGACTCCTTAATGAAGATTCGTGGTTTTTACGAATGTATAGATGACCGAGCATTGAAATATTGGGATGGAGAATCTGATACTCATTTTGAGGGAGAGGAAGATGGAAAAGAGAAGGTGGACTTTGATAAAGAAGACCAAGAATTTTTCCTTAATCATAAATAAAAATGAAAGAGTAGTGAAATGATTGAACCTTGACTACTCGCCCAACTAAAATGAGCATTGGATTTTTCCTTTGCTCATTTTTTTATATGTATAAATGTAAATTCAATAGGGTATTCAACATAATGGGGTTCATTAAATATAACAGGGTTCAATATAATGGGGTTCATTCAACATAATGGGTTCAATATAACAGGGTTCAATATAATGGGTTTGGTATCTCTTTTTTTGCAAGATCTAGGAAATTATTATTTTGATTTATAGTTTTATTCAGATCCATAATGGGCATTTTTGGGGGTATCTAGGTATCAAGTCCATTGAGTTCGTTCATTAGAAAGCTTTATATGAAGTCGAATTCTTCAGATCCTACCTCAGATCATAAAAAAAACCCCTAAAGATTTTCTCTAGAGGTTTATTAGATTATTTTCTAATCTCTTATAAAACCGGAATAGTTGGCAAGTCTTTGAAAGTGGTTGAAAGTGAACCACCATCGTTGCCCTCATCATCACGCATCGGAATTAACCAATATTTGTGATTTAATTGTATGGCAATAGGTTTGTTACTCCATCCCATTTCGTCACACTCTTTTGTTGTTAAATATTCTACTTTGGTAATTCTTCTACCAAGCAAATGCTTGTTTGCGATTTCGTGCCAATAGTTATCATTTTTCATATTAATTTATTTAGTAATTATCTTATAAAGATAGTAAAAAAAGAGCATAAAAAAACCCCCTAAAGAATTCTTTTACTTTAGAGGGTTTCAAACAATAAACTAAAACCTAATCAGAAAAAAAGATTTTTGTTTATTTTTATTTGCTATATGTAGAGTATTAATACTACTAGCAAAAATGCAAATGCGGGTAATAAAAAAATTAATGATTCCATATTTATAATTTTCTTGGGGTTGCTTCTTCGAAATGTCTTTCGATAGTTATGGGAACATCCCAATGCCCACCAAATTCATCTGACCAAGTTTCCATTTCGTTACAAATTGTCATTTCTACAAATTCCCCATCCTTTTCAAGATTAGTCGAATAAGTAGAGAAAGAATTTTGATCCCGCGAAGTTTCTTCTTTTTTCATATTGTTTCTAATGTTTTTATTGATTTTATATTTAAATTGTTTTCAAGTAGTTGCTTCGACTTATTACAAAAAATTGCTTCTTTGATTATAATGTCATCAACATACACACGAAAGAGAACTAAACCATTTTTTAATTCTCTTCGAGTAAATTTAGTATCACAAAATTTATAGGAATGAGTTGAAGAACTCCCAATAAAAGTTGTGATTTCGCTATGGTTTTTTACTCCATAGCTTTTGTTTGGACTCTTATAAATACAAGAGTTTATTTGATTCCAAATTGGATATTGCCTCATATTAATTTGTTTAAGATTGTTAGTGCTATATAATAAGTTAAGTAATACCCAAAGGAATTACCACCATTATATAAATCTATCAAAGAAAGAAAAAGACAAATACAAATTAGAAATAGATTGACATATATAAGTATTTTATTTATTGTTTTCATATCTCTATATTGTATTTGGTTTTTATTCTATCGTAGTGCCTTGAAAGAGTTTCGAAGTTATCTAAAAAGATACTTAAATCGTTAATAATTTCTTTTGCTTTTTCAAGTTCTTTTTTAGTTTCTCGATATTGGTCGTGCGTTTTGTGTTGTAGTTTCCTATATTGTTCAACACTAAACTTTAACCTTTGCACTTTAACCTCTAAAGGATAAGAGTATAAACTCCACCCCTTTCTAATTGCTCTAGGAGAAAGACAATATCTTTTGCCTTTCTTCTGGACAACTCCATTAAATTGCCACGTTTCTATATTATTGGCATAATAGCCACTTGTTCCTAATCTTTTATGAGAATGTTTCTCACTCATTTTATTGCAATACTTTGCTCTAAAATCTAGAGTCGCACTCTCTTTAAAATTTAAACAATACTTGCAAAATGTTTGCAATTCTTTATGTGTAGGTTTGTATAATTTTATATACTCCCTAATTAATTTAGATTTTTTCATATTAATATATTTAAGATTATTGTTGTAGTAGTTTCAGTATGTCAATGAACTATAAAACTCGAGAGAGTTTTCTACAATTCAAATTGAATTGGATTTATCCTCATCAGATCCAGAATGATGTTTTTTTACTCTAGGATGTTTTTCACAACTTACCTAT